GCAATCTCGGCCTTGGGTCCGCCCGTCACTCGAAAAACGGGACCGCCATCGTCAGACTCGAAGAAGTCCTCACCACCAAAGTCACCAAACTCATCCTCATGAGGGCCAGTTTTTTTCTTTCTTTCAACTGTGAATCCATCTTTTTCAAGCCTGTCATAGACTTTTGCGGCCGATACAGACACCTGCTTGTCAGACTCAAATGTCTTGCCTTTGTCCAAAGCATATTGAATTAGATTTTTATATGATTCCGTGCCGAGTCCTTTGCCTCTGAACTCATCTTCAAGCTCTGATTTGATAACCTGTACCGTCTCAGGAGACTCCACAAAGGATATGTTCCCGGCGGACTTCCCCTCCTTGGAACTGATATTCATCGTCAAATATTTTTGGTCACCCGATTGATCGTTCAATTCAAAAGTAAATCTTTCATTTGGCTGAACAGACCTTGGCTTGCCTTCCTGCGCCAAAATGGTTTTTGCTTGTGCAATCTCGGCCTTGGTTGGACCCGGCTCGGCCAGCGGCTCGCCCTTGGCGGCGCGGACATCGTCGTGCGGGTACGGGTCCTCGTACAGATTGGGCGGGGGGTTCTCGACGTTCTCGTGCTGTATCTGGTCGATATACGGACGATACGCCTCTTCCGCCTTGGCCTGGTCGATCCCGTGCGCCCGGTACCAGGCGCCCTCGGCCTTCTCAGCGAACTCGAAATGCGCGACCTTGTAGGCGGTCTGTTTGTCCATGCCGATATAGAGCTGTTTGGTTGCCAAGATTTCTGGTGTTGCGGCATAGAATGTTCGAGGGTCCCTCGGAAGAGATTCCGCCACTGACTTTGGAACATCCACATAATAAACTTTTCTGTCTGATTTTAGTCGTGCAAAGGTGTGCGCTTGTGACAAATCAGAGGTCAGATACATTCCAGGTCGATCGCTCGGCCCTTCCGCGCGATACAATCTTACATAACCTGGCTTAACATCTTCCATGCCGCCCTTGATCAGCGCCTCCATGACGTGCTGCTCGACGTTCTCATGGATCGTGAACGGCTCGGCCGGGTCGAACCGCACGCCGTCCACTTCCATCGAGCGCGGGAAATGCCGGTCGATGTACATGGTCGGATCGTGCATTGGCGTGGAGCCGCCGGCACTGTACGGCACATCGTACTGATCGTTGATGACCGGATTGTCGATGTTCCGTTTCGTCACCGGATCGTCCAGGATGGCGTCGATATGCGCGTCCCCGGTGCGGGCGAGCTCGGACCGTGGCGTGCCCTGCGGCATTGGCGTGTTCTGCACCGGCGCGGTCACGGTGGGCTTGAACGGGACGCCATTCTTTTCGGTGATCTGCAGGAGCTTGTCGTCGAAGACAGTAAAATTCTCACCGCCATCATTGATGCCTGGAACATTGCGATCACGCAGCAACTCATTTGCTTTCTGGATTCCAGAAAGGTGCGGGTCGTCACCGGCCAGCTTTTTCGACAGCGCAAAATAGAAGTCGCCACCGGTCGCTCCTTCTGGAAGCACAAGGCCAAGATCGACTTTTATTCCGGCGATGGCAGCTTGTACCGAACCACTCTGTTGCTCGATCGGCATCCCGCGATCAATGAAGGACTCCATCGGAGCACGGACGATCACCTTGTAAAGCGCACCTTGTCCGTGTGTGTAACCGGCTGCCCGTTCGGCACTACCCAATTGAATTCCTTCACTCGTTTTCGATACGTCAAATTCTGCAATGTCACTTGGTGAGCCGTGATAGGCCTCGAATGACGGCGGTGCCACGTCATGCCGCAACAACGCATCGGACTGCGCGTCATGCACCACCTCGGCCGGGTGAATGCCACGCTCGTCCCACATCTTGCGCAGGTTTTCCTCGACAAGGGACGGGGCGGCACGGGGCGGCTGAGCTTCTTGTGCCAACTCGATCTTAGTAGCACCTTCCGCACTCAATACACGATCAATGAACGCACGGGTTCCCGGCGGCGAAAGAGTTATTTTAGTCTGAATTTGAAATTGTCCATTCTCAGCATCTAATATCTCAATTGTTTTGCCTGCCGCTGTTTTGTATCTGCCAGCAACATCCGATTTGGCAACTTCTGGTGCAGCCGCACTTTTCCCGGAATATCGCAAAGCATCTGCACGAGCAGTATCTGGCCGGCTCAGCACGTCCGCTCCAGACTTAAAATCCTGCTGTGTCGGCAACTCACCGATGTGCTGCACCCGTGGCGTACCGTCACGGTCAGCCACAATCCGCGAGATGGTCGCGGCCTCGGTCGGCTTTAGTGGCTTTGGAAACCAATATTCACCGAGCGGTGACGGATAATGATAAGGAGCACCGCCAAACGGAACTTCTGCATGAGGTACGCCAGTCGGGTGCGGGCTGCCCATGAGGGCGTCGGGAATGGCCGCAATGTCACGCGGCACACCGGCCGCGACGGCCGCTTCCTGTACACCGCGGAACACACCGCTCATGCCACGAAACAGGACGGCACCATATTTGTACTGCTGAGCTAGGTACCCATAGGCAGCCGAGCCGCCAGGTCCAAGCCCGAGGTCCTTGATCTGCTGAATCTGCTCCTCCGACAGTCCAATTTCTTCCTCGCCAAAGCCGGTCTGAAAGCCCTCCTTAAAAGCCTTACCAACAGGCGACCCACCCATGCGCAGCTCAGGAGAGTTCGCCATGGCCATCTCGGGATCGATCCGGCCGCGCTCCCACAGGTCGGACAGGCGCTGCTTGAAGCCTTTCATGTTGAGGGGTTCAGGCGCCGGCTCTGGCTGGCCGAACACGTCAGCGTCGCTCATCTCGTGCGGCGCCGGCTTGCCGAATACGTCGTCGTCCGACATTTCCTGTTGTGGCTCGGCCATCACTGCACCCATCCGGTGCCGGTCCAGGTCAACGGACCTTTCGGTGTCATGTATTTTTTGCCGGACTCGCGCTTGTCCGGTGGCGGTACGGTCGGATTGGCCATCGTGCCGAACCGGTCTTCAACTGCTTTGTTTGGTGCCGCATCGGTTCGTGGCGCAACCTTCTCTGCCGGCACGACTGACGGCCTTGGCGCCTGCGTTCTGATTTGATCGCGCATCTGTTGCTGCAGAGACGGCTCCATATATTTCAACAGATTTTCGGGCTGGCCAAAGAAATCCGGTTTTCCAGGAGTGTAAACGTCCTGTGGGTTCTTGCCGGCCTTGCGCAATTCATCTTCTCTCAGAGAGGCGTCCATTCTGGCGCGACTGATACGATCAAGACCAGCCGGCGTATAATATGGAGCCGCCCTGTCCATCGATGTATCGATCCGCCTGAAAAATTGTTCCCTCGCCTGCAAAAGCGACTGACCGGAATCCGTCTTCATGGTCCTGAACTCGTTGCGAAGCCTGTTCAGGTCGGAAACCGTCAGCTTGTCCGAATGCTCGTATACCTGATTGATATCGGTTATCGTGCCATCGGCTATTTTCTTGGTAAGGTCCATATAAAGTGGGCGCGACTCCTTGGCCGGCGGATCGGCCTTGTTCATTCGATTGGTCAGTGTTCGTAATTGATTTTCCATCGCCCGAAGGGCACCAGGTCTCTGTGCAGCACCATCTGGATTGTCCCTGAGAATTTGCTTCAATCGCTGGAAATGTTCCGGGCCAACAATAATCTTTCCATTATCGTCCGTCGTCGACACTGCAAGGTCATTCATGTCCTTGTCGAATTCCGTCTTTGCTACTCTCATCTGAGCAGCAGTCACGGCCTTTGTCTGAGCATCGTTGATCCGCTTGTAGTTGGCTGCCGCCTGCTGAAACTGCTTGAGCTCGCCCGGCTTGATGTATTGCGAATATTTCGGATCATTTGCAAAGTCGGGTATCTCGCCAGTCTTCTCGATGTGACCGAGAGCCGCCGACTTGACGATTTCCTCGGTGCCGGCCTGCATCAGACGGAATTTGACCTTACCGGCCTCCGCGGCCTTCAGCCCTGGCGTGGAAACCATGCCATCGATAGCCATCTCGTAAGATTTCAGCGCCGTATCAAGAGCGGTCGGATCATTACGGACCGTATTGCTCAGCTTGTTGACCGACTGATGAACATTCGCCTCGACGGCCTGACCAGCCATCGACGCCATGTCGGCCGATGTCTTGGTGTAGAAATGATTGCGGAGATGTGAGGTGAACTGTTCCGCCCAGTCCTGACTCTTCTCAGTCGTGAACCCCTGCTTGAACTGTTCAAGCTTCGGCTCCAATGTTTCCGCCCGCCATTTCTCCGCAACGCCAGGCGTATTCGGATCGGTTATTCCATTACGGGTCTTGTTCCAATCGTCATCAAGACCGCTGAGCAGGTCCACGCCATGAACGGCACCGGCACTCTTTTCCTTGTGATCGACATAGTCGACGTACATATCGCCAGCGATCTTGCCGGCATGCGCGATGGCCTGACCGCCCGCCGCTATGGACGAGCCGGCCTCGTTGTATTCGGCACCGATGCGACGGGCCGCCGCGGCTGTCGCGGTGACGCCGGTCTCGGTCGGATGCAAGCCAAGCGCTGGGGTATTGAATTCTTTTATTTGCGGCATCGGCTGTGACCTCAAAAGACGGCGGCGACGCTGACCGCGGCGCCCACGAATTTCCCGACCGCACCCCAGGTGTCGGCCTTGGCAGCCTCACGCGATGCCCGCGCCATCAGGTCGTAGGACTGCGCCTGCTCCTCATAGCCGGCCTCCTCGATCAGCCCCTGCTGGCTGATCACCGATTTGGTCAGTGACGCCTGCGATGCACTCTCGCGCAGGATGTCCAGTGCCGATCCGGTCGCCGCAAAGCCGGATGCCGCGATGTCGGCCTGCTGGCCGCCGATCTGCTTGTACGAATCGCGCTGCTGCTGCGCTTCCTTGATCTGAGTTGAAGACTCGGTGAACTTCTCATTCAGTCGGGCCAATGCAGCAGCCTTGTCGTATTGCTCGGCCTCAAGCCGCGATCCCTTGGCCTTGTACAGAAGACCGATGCCACCGGTGAGATCGCTGACCGCATTGCTGCCGGCACCGACTTTGCTGCTGCTGAGCGCCATGATCAGGAATCCTTCGTTTGCAGGAACCCGCCGATGGCGGCAATGTTGGCCGGATACGGACGTGTGACGCGCCAGCAGATCATGCCATCGAAGTCGTCCTCGTCGGCGAGATTGTCCTTATGAATGCCGGTGAATTGCTGATTGACCGGGATAGCGGTTCCGTTCTTGAACCTGGTCAGCATCGGCTTGAGGCTCGATGTCGTAAACTCGGTGCCGACCGAAATGCTATTGGCCACTGCGCCCTCGACCTGAATGGCGTAGTAGTGATTGCGCCGCAGCTTGCCGAATCCTGGACCGTTGCGGGCACCCGATTCCGCCGGGGCATTCGCGCGCACGATCTGGCCGTCGCTGGTGAAGGTGAAGCCCACCAGCATCTGCGACAGGCTGAGCGTCGACGCAAAGGCCGCGGTGAACAGGCCACTTGCCGTCCCGGCCGACACGCCATCGCCGTACGGCACCGTGATCTGCCCGTTCGCCACCGTGTAGTCGCCGCAGTCGAGCCCGCCAAGCCAGGCCGATACGGTCTTGCCATTGAGCGGCCAGAGACCGAAGAGTGTGAGCCCACCATAAGGTGCCGGCGTGACTGGGCTGCTCGAAACGGCGTCGGGCGGGAGGGCATCATCGAGATAGGACGCCTGCACAAGCGTAGCGCCCTCGTCCAGGATATCACTCATGCCCTCGATGTGCCGCACGCCGGTAGCCGCATCGTTCGTCACCAGGGTGAGCGCATCGAGGCTTCCTCCGGCCGACGACCCGGCCGAGATGTATTCGACCGTCCGGCCAGAACCGAGCACATGCCGGTGCCAGCCGCGCATTTCGGCCGGTTGCGATGACACCAGCGTCTTGCGCCGATAGGTAATGCCGACAAGTACGCCATCGGTGCGTCGAATCCAGATGATGGGCGTGAGCTCGTGCTGGAACGCCAGCTCGGCAATATTGCCATTGGTCAGGTGCTTGGCGTGCTCGGCAAGATTATCGGCCGCGAACTTGCCGGAATAGACATCATGGAAGAACTCGAGCAGCGAGCGCCGGAATGCCTGCACCACGGCGAGCGTCAGCCCGGTGCGGCGCGGCTCGATATTGGCGCATTTGTGGGCCGTGGCGCGATGGGCTTGAATGGATGTGGGTGTCAATGGCTGATTGAGCGCGGACGCCTGTATCAGCCATTCGCCAGCCCCCGTACCGGCAACAATGCCGAGTTGATCCGGCTCCATCCACAGAATCAGGTTCACGTCGGCCGAGTTGAACGCGTAGGAAATGCCGTTGCTCGGCGATACGGTACCGCCCGTCTCGGTCGGTGCAAAGTTGAAGATGTCGTTGCTTCGCGAACCGTCGAAACGATTGCTGACCAGTCCGGCAAGCCATAGCCGGCCCTCGTGATAGGTGCCGCAAGTGGGCCAGCCGGTCGTGTTGGAATAGAGCCCGAGTCGCCAAGTGCGGACTGCCGAGGTGTACAGCAACTTGTCGCCGAGAATTTGCACTTGCACGCCATTCGAGGCGCCACCTGGCGGATTGAAAAATTTCGCCTCTGCCACACCAATGCCCATTTGCGGGGAACCACCGCCGCTGCCGGTCCCGGTCGCTAGAATCTCAAACCACACATACTTCCAAGCCGTGACTTGATCGTTCGAGGTGATCGTCACGGCAGATAGTATGTCGCTAAGCACGCCCGTCGTGCCGAGTAGAGTTCCATCGGAGCCGGATGCCGGCGCTGACGCCTTGGCACGCAGATTCACGGTAACGGTCACCGTTCCTGGTATGTTGTGGAAGATGCCGAAGAAGATGGCGGCGAGACCGATGTCAGTGGCCGGAAACAGGGTGGCCTGCTGAATCTTCTGATCGGTCGCGCCGGAATAATTCTTGCCGATATAGCCGGCGATACTGGCCGCTGCCGCCACCTTGTTGGCCGCGGTCCCATCGCCATGCCCGCCAATGCTGGAAAACCAGGTCTGATTGAGATCGCCATCAAAGGCCGCAGCCAGGCCACCGCCTGATGTGAGGTCGCCAATGCTGGCTGAACCGGCGAGCGCGCGGTCGATCTCGTTCAGCAACGCCGTGATCTTGCCCCACGACCAGATGGCGCCGGTGGGAAACAGAGCCCATTTGGTAAGGTCAGTTCCGGGCGTATTGCCGGCGTTCCCACCAACAAGCGACTTCCAGTAGGTCGCGCCAGTATAGGATAGCCCTGCGCCACCATAGGCGACAACATCATTCGCCGCGTAGGTAACCGCTGTATCCCAGATCGGCGGCTCAGAATAGAGTCGTACCATCCGCCCAAAATCTGTGCCCTGGAATCCATTCGGGCCAATCGGATCAAAGGTCGTAACCACGACCCAGAACGACGCATTGGGCGGAGCATGATTAAAATTGGCATCGGCGATCGATTTGTAATTGATGCCGCCAGACGAAACGTAATCGCCGATCGTATATGCTCTGGTAGCGTCCCAGGCATTGAATGACAACGTCAGATTGATGATGCCGCTCAGGGCCGATGGCGTCGCCAATGCACCATTGATAAAGGCGTCAAGGTATGGCCCGTCCTTGAACACGGCCTGACTTAGCGTGAAGGTCGCAAAAGCAGACGCGGTCGGAGCAGACACAACTTTGAGCACATAGGGTGCCACGCCCGAATTGAGAGTCACGGCACCGGGCGTCGTACCCTGCTGGATCGGAATGTCAGCCCTGATGACGCGCAATGTTGCCCATGTGCCGCCTGCATATGGCGAGACTATTTCCAGCACGCGCGTCACATTGCCGGACACGAAGGCGCCCAGCGTTGCACCGTCGATATTGGCGCCAGTCACCGCATCGGCAATCGTAAACTCGGTTGCCGACGTGACCGTGATCAGAAACGGCCGGTTGTGGAGGAGCGGATTGTTGACACCGAGCGAGTTGAAATAGGTCGTGTTGCCGGTCGCCCAGCCGTGCGCAAGCGTGGTCGCGACCTTGGCCGGATTGGCGGCCGATATCGATGCCACGACCTTCTGATCGTTGGTCGTCGCCAGCGAGTTGTTGGCGAAGAACCGCAGGAAGCCGTCCGTGAATTCGATGTCGTAGGGCGCCGTCTGCTTGAAGTCGAACCGTTGCGTGCGGGCCGCCACGCCACCGCGCGAGACAGCCTTCACGCGCGTGCCGGGCCGCCGCACCCACGCGCCGGTCTCAAGTGGAAGACCGTTCAGGCAGACATTAAGCGCAAACGGATACTCTGGACGATGAACACCGCCTTGAGAAAGCTTGCTCCATTCGCCGGAAATGAATGAGCTTCTAACATAGCTGGCATCGGCCATGGTTTATAGCCTCGCCATGACCCAATCATCTTCTGCGGGCTCGTCTGCTCCCACTTCGATTCCGTTCACAGTTCTGGCGTCAGTCATGAAGGTATCGTACATCTTCGCAATCGTGCCGAGCTTGGCGGTCGACTGCGTGAGCGGCTCGCACACCTCCAGACCGATACGCGCCGCCAAGCCCTCGCAGAACATCGGATCGAAGCTTGAAACATCGGTCACGTCCGCGACAAACCGGAACATGAGCGGATCGGCATCGCGGGTGACGATGAAGACGTTTTCCAATTCCCAATCCGTATAGGCGAGCCCGGACGGCGCCCCGAGAAACGAGCTGGAGCCCGCCTTCGGATCGCGCGGTGCTTGACGCAGAAACCCGGCCGGCAGCCGATAGATGTTCTTGGTCGCCAGTTGCGACGACGGTCCGGTACCGACCGGATAGGTGATGACGGGTACGGTCAGCCCGACACCGGTCGGGAACGATGAGCCGCCGATCTGCATCCATGACTCGTTGCCGCCGCCCTGCACGAAAACAGAGTCCCACGGCGACAGCACGCCGGTGTTGGTCCAGAATGCCGGTGAGAATGTCGGGTCGTGGTTGAGGTTGCCACCGGCAATCGATGTGTAGATCACCCCGTCCGAGCCGGTGACAGGCGCAGCCGCACCGTAGGTCGTGACCGATGACCATTCCGGCGCGAATGTCGTGGTCGGATTGTTGCCGAAGTTAAGATCAGTCAGGCTCATGTAGAACGTGCCGAGCGTCAACGGCTTCCAGAATGTAGAAGCTGCCGCGTTCGGGAAGTTGCCGGTGTTGTTGGCAAGGATCGACAGATATTCAATGCCATTGAACATCACGAAATTGCCGAGCGCATAGGTCGTGGCCTGCACCCACTCGTTGACCGGTGAAGACTGCGGCGGCACCACCGTGCTGGTCGACGGCACCGACTGCGATTGCAGGATCAGCGTCGGCACGAGCTGCCAGAACGTCGCGCTCGAAGCCGGAGGATGATTGAGATTGGCGTTCTGCAGCGACGAATAGATCAGCCCGTCACTGTTCAGGACGGTCTGGCCCTGCGTGTAGGTCGTGATGCTCGACCAGGCCGGGAACGCCCGCACCACCTGGTTCTTGAAATAGATGGTCGCAATCGACCATTCGTTCGGCAGCGCCGGGTGGGTCGCATTGCCGTTGGTAAGCGACAGATAGGTGTTGTAGGTGCCGTCACCGGCGAGCGTGTAGACAACCTCGCCCGAGAAATAGGTCGTGCTGCCATCGTAGCGGCTGACCGTCAGCGGCCCGAAATACGGCTCCCAGGCCGCGGCCGAAAGCTCGGGCTGAAAGCCGAGATTGTTCCTGATCTTGGAAATCCAAAGATAGCCGGTCTGGTCACTGACGATGGACCCGGTGAAGTAGGTCGTGCTCTGGACCCACAGCGACGGCGACAACAGCAACGTGTTGGTGTTGACCGGCCGCAACACCGCCTTGCGGGTGGCAAACCGCCAGATATTGCGGCGCAGCTCGGCCTGCCGCAGCTTCGGATAGCAGAATGATGTCTCTTGCGCCCGCTTGCTGTTCTCGGCAAAGCCCTGGATCGGATCGAGTTGTGGCTGTCCGACGTGCTGCAGTGCACGATTGGCAATGTCTGTGTCGATCAGGAAAATGCCCATGATGTGTCATTACGGACACACCATTCTGTAGCAACGCACTGTCCGGCGGCTTCGCCGCTAGGATGAGTACGGAAGCTGATAGCCGTGGGCGTTGACTGCGCTATTGACGTTGCCGGCACCCAGCGACGGGACCGTGGCCACAATGGCGGTATTGAGCGCACTGGCCTGCAATGGCGGATTGAACTGAACAGATAGCGTGGGGATGACAACCTGCGCACCGGCCGGCACATTGATGTTGTAGACTAGTGGACCACCAGTGACGCCCGTCACCTGAAGCTGAACGGTCGATTGGCCAGTCGCGCCATTTGCGGTGAATTCGAACCCCGAAATGTAGGTCATCACGTTGGCGCCACCGGCTGCCAGCGTGGCTGCAGCAACACCAGCCGCAACATTACCAGACGAAGCTGCAATCGGAGTCGCAACCTTGCCGGTCTCGCCCGTTGGATATGGAGGAAGCCCGGCTCTCATGTCACGATCGATGCGATCTGATTGGGCCACACGCCCGGATAGATCGTGCCCTTGGCACTTGGTGAGATGGCATTGGTGGTCGCCGCCGACTGAACGGCATCAACGTAGGCGTTATCGGCCGTCACGAGCGCGGCCTGATAGGTCGCCAAGTTGGCGAATACACCAAAACCGTTCGGCGCGTAGGTCGCAAAGGCAGCCGCATAAGCCACCTGACGGGCGGCCTCGGCCGCTACCAAGGCGGCTGCGAAGGCACTTTCCTTTAAGGTAGCCATCAGCTGCCTCCAGTGCCGAGCGACCGCAGCAAAGTCTGGAACGGCTCCGCGCCGACCGAATTGTTGTTGGCCTTGCAGCTCGCCACGCAAGCTCGTGCCCATGCGATCTCAGCGGCGTTGAGTGCTGCCTGACCAGCCGGGCTCTGAGCAGCGCTGGCCTGCACCCCTTGCCGCGTTCCTTCAGCCGTGTTGCAGGCCGTGTCATGCACCAAATTACCAGATCGGACATGTCCACCCATCACACGGGCTCCTCATCATGCCTGGTTCCGAGCAGCTCTTCATCAGTCATCTGCTCAACCAGTTTCGGCTTTCGCTTGGGCTTTGCCGGCTTTTCCTCGGCCTCACATGCTACCTTCACAGCTGCCGGATCGGCCAGCCAAGCATTCTCGAATGCAAGTCTGGCAAGATGAGCCGACGAGCCGGGCTGCGCACCATGCGCCTGCTCGACTAGCCGCTCGTATTTGCGCAGCACCGCACCGCCGGTTGCTTCCAACCCGGCAAGATCGTTCCAGTGAAAAGCCATCACGGCCCCTGCACGTAGTCCAGTTCAATGCTCGCAACAGTATTCGTCACAGTCGGCGCGGTTGTTGCCTTACCGACGATGTCGAAGTAGCCGCCGGGATCGGCGGTGAACTGCGTCGCACCCAGGTTCACGAGTGCCTGCCAGAGCGGCAGGTTCTGGTGGACCGGCAGGAACGGGAATGCCGTGCCCGAGAACGTGATTTCCTTTGGGGGTGTGATGATGGCGGCAGTCAGTGCCTGCGCCGAACCGAACAGCTTGTTGTCGGCCGGGCCGGTAAGCTGCACCATCGGATTGGCCAGGGTGGCCAACGATTGCGGCGTGCCATCGACGGTCGAGTCCGAAAATCCCACACCAATATCCATGGCACCGGCGGTCGACACCGACGTGATCACCAGAAAGACCTTCTTGACCTTGGCGGTGGTCGGGAACCGGACAAAGCGGTAGAGGTCGCCAATGCCGGAACCGGTAAAGAGAATGGTCGCGAAGTCGTTGACGTTCTTCAACCACCCGCTAATGCCCTCGCCGGACGTGACCTCGACCAGCGGGGTCGAGTCCATGGCCGTGATGGAAGCTGACTTGGCAATGAGAGCCATTAGAGTCTCCTATAGGACAGGCGAAGTGGTGAAGATGGGACCGCTCTCAATCAGGCGTTGGAAGGCCTCCAGCGCCTTCACGACATCCTTGCGGGTCAGGTTGACGGCGTTCGTGTCGATCAGATTGATCCTGAGCTCGATTTCACCAGCATTCGGCGCCAGTGCCCCAGATGTGAAGTCGCTGATCTTGAAACCATCGACTCCACGGGAGAGTGAGAACGAAATAGATGCCATTGGCGCCTCCCCTTACGGCACAACGTCCGCAGCCGCGGAGGTGTCGGCACACAGCACCTGCAAGAGCCGGCCGGGCTCGAGCCGGGTAGCGCCCGACGACATACCGGTCCAGAGCTGGTAGGGCAGCGAGGACAGGTCGCGGCGCTGGCTGACATCGTTCTGCACGTCCTTCCAGATGCCGAGATAGATACCGGTCTTCACCCAGGTGATGTTCTGGCGAACGTTGGCGGTCGACGTAAGGCGCTCCGAGTAGATGATGTCGAATCCCATGAACCGGGTGACCTTGCCCTCAACAAGCGTGGGCCGGTCGGCACCGGAGAAGTCGGTCGACACCACCTGCACCTGGTTGAGCAAGTCGGACTCGCCCTGGGAATTGGTGATCCAGGTCAGACTTTCCTGGTCGACATCGACCTGCGCCTTGCGGAAGATGCGCTTGGCCTCGATCATTTTGGCGACGGTCAGCCCGGACGCGGCCGATGATCCGAAAGTGCTGGCGATCTGGAACAGGCCGGAGGCATTGAACACTTCACCTGACAGACCGCCAGCGTCGGCGCCAATCTGAGCGGTACCGAACGAAGCGCCAATCAGGCGGTCGTCCCACTCGCGGGCGACGGCAGCGGCTGCCACGTCGGAATATTGGCTGGTCGGATCGGTCAGCAGCTTGAGCTTGTCGAAGCTGTCGATGAGCTGGACCGCTTCCTTGTCGATCGGGAACACCCAGCGGCGGGTGAAGTCCACATCTTGCCGGTCAAGTGGTGCAAAGCGCCCCGAGGGCGTCTTCATCTGGATGGCGCCGATGTATTGGACCGGGCTGGCCTGCTTGCCGATGTGGAAACCTTCCATGCAACGGCCGCGCAGCTTCGACGTGCGCTGCTGCAGTTTCACGTTGAGGATGGTTGAAAACTGGGTGACGTATAGCTTGAAAAGGTTTTCAGACACGGCGCGCTCCCGCCTTGGACGTGGATCGAGTGACCACCGGCTCTTGCCGGTGTTCGCGTCGACCGTGTCTGCTAGGCAGGGGTCGTCAGATTCCCAGGGACCGTGTCCTCTCGGGGGCCTTACTCACCCGATCGGCCTTGTCCTTTATGCGGCGTAACCGCCAGGGGGCCGGAAACACGGGCTCACAAACTCAGTGGCAGCAGGGCTCTCGTATGTGGGTGTAAGAGACGGGAAAACGGCATTCAACGTCAACGCACTATCGTCTACGCAATGCCCCGGCACGGCTAATCTTCGACTTCGCAAACAGCCGGCACCAGAACGACGGCACGATATGGCCCTCGACCAGTTCGCAGGCATTAGGTGTTTGGAAATGCTTGCAGATACCGCAATGCTCGGCCATCGAGCCCTTGGAATAGTTGACCGATTCCTTGGACCGCTTGCCCTCACCCCCATGGGGAGAGGGTGGCCGCGCCTTCATGTACTCACTTCTTGTCGGCACGGTGTGCTCCGCACCATTCGCAGCGGTCAAACGGCGAAATCCGGTGCCCGTATGAATCATGAATAAGATCGTAGCGTTTCCACCAATGCCAACCAAAACGATGGATCAGGCGCATGTGATGCCGATAGATGAGACGGCAATACACATATAGATATGTCTGCCACTTCATGGCCTTCCAAAGCGCCGATACCTTCTTTGTTATCCAGAACCGCCGATCGGGCGGCGCCATGACGGCGAATTGCTCACCTAGATTCATGTCCTTTTCCTCACGTGCTTACTGCGCATCCGGTTCGCGCGTTTGGACGCTGTCGCGATCGCCGTCCCTTCCGGCACGCCAGCACGAATCATGGCATTAGCCTGCTTCGCAGCACTCGCCGCCGCGGGCGTGCCGGCAAGCTTCTTATTGTGCCGGGCGGCAAAGGTGCGGGCGCTCCACGGCATTAGAATTCCTCGTGTATATGCCTGACACTGCTCCACGGCAGAATCACGCGAACATCATGGTTGATGCCGTATTCCCGGCCACATGAGCATCGCAGATAGTCGCACTGCACGCTGACACGCTTGCACACAATGAGCTTGTGCCAAGGAAGCCAGAAACAGAGCATTTCCCGAAAGGACAGCATGTCACTTCTTCAATGACTTCTCGGCATCGAGCCGGCGCAGCTCGAACTTGGCGGCCTGGAACCGGTCAATCACATCCATGTGCCCGCCGGCCATATACTTGGCCTGCAGGTTGGTGTCGGGATGCGCACAGACGTTCTCGCCGGTGATGACGCAGATGCCGCCCCGGCACGAATCCGGGCAGCCGTTCGGCATATGGTGGATGCCGTCCAGCCAGCCGTCCGGCGGCCCCTTCTTGGCGGCCTTGTGCTGCACGATCGCCTCGGAAAGCCGGGTCTTGACACTCTTCTTATGTCGCACCCTACGCGTCGGTGCCGGCGCGTGAGCCTTGCCCAGCTCTGGGCCAAGCTCAGCCCTGGCCTTGATATTGGCGGCCCGCGTCTCCCGTGCCTTGGCGAGGCTTGCCAGCATCCGCTGCCGTTTCTCGTCGACGGCTGAGGTTTCGGTCTGCTGTTCCATCACGCGGCCTCCTCGACATAGCCGGAAATCAGTCGAGTGAGTTGTTCGAACTCACGGCGGGCTTCCGGCTCGTTCTGGCTCAGTCTCTGTGCCCATTGCGGATTGGCGACGAGCTCGTTGAGCCGCGTCTGCGCGGTCTGTTGGGTGGTCATGAACTCGCCTCCCTGTTTGCCGGCGATATAGGCGTCCTCGGTGGTGCCGGCTCCGACCTTGCGGAAAATCTCCATCACGCGCGAGTAGCCGACGACCTTTTCCAGGGCCGCTACATCCTCGGCCGTGACCTTGAGCTTGTTCGCACCCTGCACCGCCGTCTGCCGATTGTACTCGTAGTTGTTGCCCCAGTCCTTCTGCAGCTGCGCCTTCTCCTCGGTCAGCTTCTGGGTGATCTGTTCGGACTCACGCTTGTCCGACTCCTCCATGAAGCCAACGAACGCCTGGCTGAGCGCCGACGCGCTGGTGGTGGGGAGGTGGAGCTCGAACGCCTTCTTGCGCATGAACTCACTGAAATTCGCGTCAAGGTCGCTGCCGTCCGAGAACTTCACCTGGCTGAAGTCGTAGCCCTTCTCGTCGACAGGCGCCCCAAACCGCTGATACACCGCCTTCCAGCCGGCCTCGTCGTTCACGTCGGCCGGGAGCTTGAGCAATTGCTGCGGCGGCACGCCGATGTATTTCTCGGCCTCGATATGCCCCTTGGCGGCCGCCGCAAATGCCTTGAACGGATCGGAAAGGTCGTAGCCCTTTTTGAGCGCGTAGGTCTTGATCTCGTTGTCGAGCGTGGTGTGCCACGGCACGGTCGGCGGGGCATCAACTCGCGTGATGTCGGCTGGCTTCGTCGCCGCAGCGGCTGCCGTCGCTTGCACGATTGCGGCTTGCGTCTGGGCTGGGGAAATAACGGTCGTATCAGTCATTGTCGCGGTCTCCTTTGCGTCCGGGCGCGATGGTGGCGGCTTCGCCGCTGGTGTGAAGATGTTCTTGATGGCGGCAATCGTACCGAGCATGGGGGTCCTCAGTCATTGATCACGCATATCCTCTGGACAACGTGAATTTCAACTTCGGCAAATACAGTCGTCTCCAGCAGAACAACAGCGTTTGACTCACTTCCAAGCGTCGAAGCATTGGCACCGGAATCCACCACCCTTTTGTGGGACGTGATGGATTGTCGCAGGCACCAACATCGCCATAAGAAGAAGGAGAGCCACCAAATTCCCATGGAGGCGGTATATAAATGCAAAAGCCGATAGAAAACTTGCATGGCATTAAACCAAAGCGAGGTCCGTCACGGACGATGAATTCTCGACCATCCACGTCACGGATGGTTTTCATCGGATAATCCCTCGGGCGCCAAATCAATAAAAATCCATACGGAATGCAGCTAAGGTCATTCCGGCGCGGTCCCAGAAGAAAAAACCATGGTCTACTCATGACGGCACTCCTTATTATACGTCACCGTCGGTCACTCCCGGCCGTCGCTCGGGCGCAATGAAGTTTGCCAACTCTTCCGGCGACAACGTCAAAAGATCATTGATCCGCAGCCACACCTCGCGGCGACCTTCGAACATCGCATGCACGCGCGGATCGGCATCAAAGCAGCTCTCATCCGCCCGACAGAACTTCCTCAAGTCACGCAGCAACAGCTCGCCGGATGCTGCCGAGAGCGCGACCTGATAGGCGGCCTTGAGCTGCCGTAGCTGCTCGATCACATCGACACGTCTCATTTGCTGGCCCTGCCAGACGGCCTGCCGTCCCAGCCATATTCCATCTCGATGCCAAGTCCCTTGAAGATGCCGGCCGCGAGCCGAAATGCCTGCTCGGGCAGGAGCGTCATCGAGTCCCGGCCGTCGATCTCCATGATGAGCTTGCCGGAGATGTGCCGGCTGACCCTGATGCGACGATTGGGCTCGGGCCGGCCGATGATCCCGCTGGCTCTGCCAGACGGCTTGGCCTGCCGCCCCAGCTCGATGGTGTTGCTGACACGTTCGACGCGGTGGAATTTTGGGTTGATGTTGGTCATTCGGCTATCCGTTTAGTCTGAAACGCAACACCTTCCGGCAGCGGTCCATAATGAAGAAAACGCTGATCAATGGTGCATCGATCTTCCTGGCCATGACACCAAACGCGAAAGTGATAAGTGAGGTCTGAAACCTCTCGCCAAACTTCCCAGTGCTGGACCTGACGATTGCATTGCGCACATCGAATTCTCATCCCGGCGCCCCCTGCGGCTGCTGTTGCTGACCGCCCGGCCCGCCCGGCGCAACCATCCCGGCCTTTACCTGCGCGGCCTGGGCATGCATACTGAGATATGCCATAGCGGCAATCATGCGCCTGGGGTCTTCTTTGAAAAGACCAATCGCCGTATTGCAGGGACTACAAAGAAGTGCGCGGACTTCGTCCGTGTCGTGGTTATGGTCAATGACCAATGGACGTTGATCACCGCACACCGCACAACGCCCTCCCTGTGCAGCAACCATTGCAGTAAACTCTTTAGTCGATAACCCGTATTTGTTTTGCCTCAAACGTTCACGGTAAAGCTCCGGATTTTCTTTTCTATGCCTGCGCTTTTGTTCAGATAGTTTCTCACGATTTTCGTGATGATATGCACGGGCTCTAGCAAGCCAGCGCTCCGGATCACGTTCGCGGTATCGTCTATTGGACTCCAAAACGCGCTCTTTGTTTTTGGCATAATATTCGCGCATATAACCAAGTTTATTGGTGCTCATTGGACCGGCCCCTGTGGTTGTTGACTGGACTGGCCAGGAGCTTGTTGTCCGAGACCTGCTTTTGCCGCGACTGCATCAGCCTTCTTCATGGCCGCCAATGCCGGTAATGCTTGTATCTGGGCTTGCTGCTGCTGAGCCGCAGCCCGTGCCTTACGTTTCTCAATAACCTGCCGGTCGTCAGCCACATAACTCTCGGGCACGCCCATCGTCTGCGCGGTGTCGGCCGCGGCGGTGTCAGAATCGAATCTATCCATGATGCTCGGGTCACCCGTCTCCATGGCGAGCTTGGAGAGCTGCTCGACCCAGCGGAAGGTAGCCGACACTTCCTGCATCTTCTGGGCACGTGAGATCGGTGAAGTGTATTCCACTTCGTAATTGCCGCCGGCCTCGCGCAGGCGTGGCGGCATCGGCGGCAGGATCGGCACGCCGTTGTTGGTCAATGTCGACAGGATGTCGAGCTCGCGGTCGATCATCGGGCCGAGATACTCCGACTGTTGTCTTCCGACCGTGGGGGCGAGCAGAATGCCCTTCTCGTTGGCGCGCTCCACCACCTCGGTTGCGGTCATCTGCGGCGATTCGACCATGATCTGGAACAGCGTCACCAGGAACACGTCGTTGATGATGGCTTTCTCCATGTCCATCATCTTCTCGTTGACCTGGATATTGCCGGTCGGCAGGATATGCACGGTCGGGCGGCCGTCCGAGTTGACGCCACCCTTGTTCACGGCGCCGGGCCGCAGGTCCATGCCGATAATGCCGTCGTCGGCCACGAGCAGCACCGGATCGGCGGCGCGGTGGCCCTGCTTGAGAAACGTGCGTTTCTGCGCGTTCAAGGTCTTGAGCGATGGCAGCACCATCTGAGCCGGGCCGCGGCCGTACACTTCCAGCGGCGTCTGGTCGTAGCGCGAGACCGAGTACGGAAATGTCCGGTAGCCGCCACCCGGCTGCATCAGGCACTGGCCTTCGACAGAAACGTAATGAGATTCGAACGGCAACGCCCGCGCATCGATGCGCTGCGCATCGTAATCACGGCGCGGGCGCACGCAATGCAGGAAGTTGAACAGCCATTGGGAGTGCTGCTGGAGCGCCGAGTGGAGCCCGGCCGGGAGGTTGGCAAAGCCCCAGCGCTGCACCGCCTGGTAGGCGGTCATACGAAACCAGCGGATTATCCGGTCGACGCGGCCTTGATGGTTTTCGCCGTAGAAAGTTTCGCCAAGTGGCACAGCTTTGTAGCGCAGTCCAACCTGACCTCCATAGTCACGACCGTCAAAAGCATCGACAAACATAGTTGCATTTCCAAAGGCTCCCAGAGACTGGAAGTTGGAATTGTTTTGGGCGGAAAAGTTTGCATTGGGTGCATACCTGAACTTGAAGAGTATCTTGGTGACCTTCTCGAACCACAACCTCGTTGCACGGTCCTTCATCACGTAGTCGTCGTTGGCGGATAGCGCGTGCCACGTCATGTTACGCGGGGTCAAAAGGCTGTCGCAGATCGCCGCGAACCGGTGCAGCGCAAGCATGCCCGAGGCATCGACCTGCTGTTGCGTCTTCTTCTGGCCCGGCCAGGAGAAGTTCTGGTAGAAAAACGTGTTGCGGCTGGTCGGCAGGATCAGCTCGGCCGCCTCCTCCCATTGACTGGCGAAGGTGGACCGCCAGTTCACGTACTGGCTGAACTCCTGCATGATGTCGCGCACGACCTCGCGCTCGGCATCGCTGACGGCACGCGGCAAGCCTTGCATCTGCGCATTGGTGGCGTAGATGCCGGCGCGCGCCCGGTCGCTTATGGTTGCTACCGCGGTGGCCATCAGTTCACCGTCATGCGCTTGGCGTCTGGGTCACGCGGGTCCATCTCGGGATCGAGCCGCATGTCGGCGGTGACCCACTTCCTGGCGCAGTCGAAGAGTTGAATTCGATCGGCATCGGACAGCTTGAGCTTGTCGGCGAGCCTACGCATCTGGCTTTGCAAATGTTTTAGATTGTGAAAGATTACTTCATCTTTCGAGATCGGTTTCCAGTCACCCCAGACGACATCCGCGATGACCCGCCCGCGCTTGTCGATCTTGGCGTGCGAGCAGATGAACGGCGTGGCGATAGAGCGGAAGCCGGGAAACACACATTCCAGCAATACAGGCATGGCGTCGTCGAACGAATGCGCGAGCATCGACAGCACCACCATCCCGACCGGCTCGTATCTGGTTGCATGGATCACTCGCGCCGGCCACATCTCGCGCAGCTCGTCGGCGTACATCCTTGCGAGGAACTCAACCGCCACGGCTTGCACGGAATCCGAACCCCCCAAATGGCGAGCGTGTGCCGCCGCCGCCCGTCATTCCAAGCGTCGACGAGGCGCCGAGCGGCGAGACCGCCTCCTGCATCTGCTTCAGCAATGCCTTCCTTCGCTTCATCTCGTCGGTCTCGCCCTCCACCTGCTGCCCCAGCAGGTCACCGACCGCCCCGAACATGTCGTAGCCGCCAAGACTGCCGCCGCCGTAGGAATTGCCGCTGCCGAGTGCCATGACCGTCACCGAAAGGGAACGGAGCGGGTTTCCCCGCCCCGCCCTGGCATAGAGGGGGCCCATTGCGGCGGCTTAGCCGCTCGAGCGTGGTCAGGGTGGGGAGGGGTGGACAGTGCAGCAACGCACTGTCAGGGAGTCAAAGACTGTGCTATGGACTGATTTGTCCCGGAGGGACATTCTTGCGGCGGCGTGGGTAGAGACACGCGACGAACCGTCAATGTTGAGCTAGGAGAGGATTGCTCTGGCCGGCTGCGATACCGGCCCGCAAGATGCCCATGGACAGACGCTCATTCCTGCGCGGCGCAGCCGCCAGCGGCCTGATCGCCGCCCCGGCCATCGTGACGTTCGGCAATCTGATGCCGGTGCGCAGAATCATCATGCCAATCGACGGATGGATACCAGCGGTCCCATACGAAGCCGGCGATCTCGTCGTCTACGGGCGATCGCCAGCCATGGATGCGCTGGCAAGCCTGCGTGAACTCAATGAGATGCGACAGAAGATAATCGAAGAATGGACCGGGCTAGCCGATCTGCTGTTGCCGCGCCGGATTGTCAGGAGCGCGTGGGCGCAACTTGATCTCAACAATCATGCCCATGTAGCGGAACGGCTCATCAAGAGCAATCGCCAAGGTATTGCCTTCACGCACCATCAAGAGCGGTTCGAGCTCGGCCTTGAGGCTCAGTAATAGCTGAGACGCCAGCTCAACATTGCCGACCTCGAATGTCACCTTGAGCGGGAATGCGTCATTGACGTGGTGGTTCATCACGTCCCAATTGCGAATACCGGCCATCATCTTCGCGAATGTCATCAGCTTTCCCCTCAGAACAGATCAAAATCCACATTCGCCGCCAGCCCGCCCCGTTCGTCCGGGGGCCGGTTGTCGACCGCACCGAGCGGGACCGCGCGGGCGAAACGCTTGGACATTATTGCAATCCTCAAAGCGCTGAGCAGATCATCCTTGATCTTCACGATCTTCCCGTCCCGGCGGTGGTAGAAACGTCTTTCCTCCAGGATGTCCGACTTCTGCGCCGCGTACTTGAGCCGGCCGGTCTTCTCGCGCTCGTCGATCTCCTCGATGCCGGCCTCCGTTGAGACCGACCCGTCCGGCCAGGTGGCGTGATGGTCGAGCATCTTGAGCCCGTGCTTCTTGTACCCGTCGCTCAGGGGCTTGCCGGTGTTGCGGTCGCGCTCGGTCCCGTCCCGCGGCCATGCGACCGGGACGCCGACCGCGACCTTCTTCATGGCCGCGGCCTGCACGATCGAGAGCGTGTCAGCCATCCGCACCGTCTCGTGAACGTGGATCACGTCGTTGTCGACATCCCACAGGATCAGCACCGCGGCGAACGGATGCCCGATGCCGAAGTCGATACCCCAGAGCTTCTTCCAATAAGAAGGAATGTGCTCTATCGGCGGCTCGATCAGGTATTGTTCCGGCGTAATGAAGATACGACCAGAGCCAAGAAACGGGATGCCGAGCGATCGCGCCTCGCGTTCATGCGGAAGATATCCTTCAATGATCTTTTTTTTTGAGCCGCTGAAATATGACCGTCCGGTGGAATGTCGTCGATCGACATCGTAACAGTATCGCGGTCTGCCGATGGCTCCTCCAGAAACCGCAACACCACCGCAGACCTGCCGAGCAATGGCGTGAACGTCATCCACGCAATGCCGTCCTTCTCGCCGATGCGGGTCAAACCTTCCGAATAGATGTCGAGGTCCGGCTCCTCGTCGAACCAAATCCAGTCGAGGCCCTCACCCTGGAATTTGGCGCGGCCCTGTTCGTAAGACTTGAACCGGATGATCGAAATTCCACCCGAGATGTGCCGCACTTGGACAGTATCAACGGCATCGGTAACACCACGTGCCAGTGACGTATCCACGATCGAGTCTTTCGGGAGCATCCCAGTGCCTTGCGCACTGACGACACCAGGCGAGCCAAGAAGCTTGGCTTGGCAGATGTCACGTACCGCAAGCGAAGTCTGACCACATACCCAACCAATGGTGGGGTGGTCGAATCGTTTACCACGCCAATCTCCCGGATAATCGCCAGTCGCGTGTAAAGCTGCTTCATATGCCCCCGTCTCAGTTTTACCGCACCTGTTACCTGCCATAAACAGGCGTTCTCGCTTAGAACTGCCGAGAATAAGAAACACCGCCTGCTTCGGGTACGGGATGAAATACGCCATGTGGCAGTACTTCTGCCGGTACGCCACGAACTCCAGCGCACGGCGGCGCTCGGCAGGGGTGAGCGGGACAGAGATGGTCATGGCGCAAGACGACAAAGCCGCTCGTATTGCTCCTCCGGGGTCTCACCGGGCCTCCGATCCCACGGATCGGGCCGGGTAAACCCGATCGGTCCCTGCATCGGCTTGTCCCGCAACCGCTCGATCAGCGGCCCGGTGCCGGGATTGCGGACAATCGACAATTTCTTGAGTTCCGTCCGACGTATAGGGCGGTGCTGGCGTGAACTGGGATTCATTTTAACTCCTGGTCCGTCGTTTCACGTGAAACACGGTTCACTTCTTGGGCCGTGCCATCTATAACCTTGTCCGTCCTGTCGGCTACGCCGCCGAGCAGCCGCTGCACCGGGATGCCACTCTCCCGTGCCAGCCGCCGGGCAAGTGCTTCGAGCTCGGACGTGTCGACCGTGTGCTCGACCGTCACCTTGTGTTCGGTTTTGGCTGCATAGCCAGCCCGGTCCCAAATCGCCTCGATCATGCGGCCGCGGTACGGATGCTTCTTGTCCAGCAGGATGTCCCTCGCCTCCCGGACCGCCAGCGGCGCCAATGCAACCAACGCCTTACCCCCAACCTCCCGGATCGCATCGATCACCCGGCTGTCCTGCATCATCTCGCAGGCCCGGACTTTGCACCCCTCCCCCGCATCCGAGAAACCAGCCTGCCGGGCAGCGTCAGACGCAAACGTTTCGCCATGCCCCATCAAAAACGCAAAGCGACGCCACCGGTCGTTCGGCAGCTCGAGCATCTTCGGGCCAAGATATTCAGCTGGGATATCGTCCATTACCGTCAAATGGCGTAACAGTTACAGGCAAATCAACGCACTGGCACAACTGTCACCAAAAGCCCGGCAAGTACCGTCGGCAGGACAATGTCAGTGTTGTACAATTGCAACACTCGTCCTGAAAAGTCCCGCGAAAGTTTCAGAATACGTGAATTTCATGGATGGCCGATCGTTTGGGGGGTACCGGCCACCCCACCCCCCCTTATTTGGCCTGGCACGTCACGCCTTGCGCGCGGCATCGCGTTGCACATCGCGGCTAAGTACTTGTACAGTCATGCCCTTTACAGGCCAGACCATACCCTGCATATCTTAACATTAATGCAGTTTAGCTCTTGGCATGCACGAGTTGGCAATAATCCGCCAATGTACCGATCGGTAACAGTTACGACGATGCTCGTGCTTATGAGCTATAACGCTCGTCGCAGCTAATCTCTTGCTGGTTCATGTACGGACAGCTCGGCGATGTCACGCTCGTGTGCTTGCGCGGCTTGTTCAGCGGTGCTCTTGAACGGCCAGGTCAGCTCGAAGACAGCCCTGACACGCTCGGTGATATCCTTGGCGTCCTGTTCGGTCATGCTCTTGTCCTTGTCCTGACCATGTCAATGACAGGACCGGACCTTTACGGCGGCTATCGCCGCACAGTCATGTCACGGTCAATGACACTGACCGAACCTCGACTGCACTGACTTGCGTCTCGCGCGTATCATATTTTGGGTGATTCGGCAATGTCTTGACGCACTGCACCATTGATGCTTGTGCGGATTTGTGCGGATATTTGCAAATATTTACGGTTTTGTGCGGATTTGTACGCATCCGTATTGAGAATGATTCTCTGGCATTAAGGCAAACAATGTGGCGGACCAATGAATGAATGTTCATGTCAATCACATTTGCGTGATGTGGCCAGAATTGTCTTGCATTTTCAGTCAATCACGTTGTCGTGAATCGCTATTTATCAACTGATGCCGGATTGACACCAGTGCCGTATTGGCATATGGTGGGCATGCAAGCCGATATGCCATCGGCCCGCTGCGCAAGCAGCCACAACCGTGAGGACAATCCCATGACTGAGCTCAAGACTGTCGACGTTTACGTGGTGATGGACAGCGACGGTGACCATGTCGCCAGTGAGGAAATGGACCATGCCACCGAGCGCTACAACGATTGCTACGGTGCAATCAGCCCACTCCGCATCGTCAAGATCACGGTGACGATGCGGCCACCAGAGATCACCGAGGCATCGGTGACAATACCAGACGTGGCAGGACAGCAAGTCACTGCCGCGGCCGAGTAAGGGCGAAACGGCACCGCGCCAATGCGGTGTTGTCGAGTGGTGACGCCACTCCTGACGATGCCCGTCAGCAACTCAACGTGAGGACTGATCATGCGAGTAGTCACGACAGTATGGAGCGGCAAGACACAAGTCGGCACGATCGTAGAAAGCTGGTCCTTCGAACCAACGGTGCGAACTCTAACCCCGATCGAAGGCAACAGCCACAACGAGGTGCTGCGCGAGCTCGGCCGCAAACATCCCGGTCTCGGCTATCGTGAGACCGTCACATCCTAGGGCGAAACGGCCAGGACAGCACATCCTGGCTGTCGCGGTGTAAGGCACCGCCTGATGATGCCCATCAGATCCAAACCGTGAGGACACGACCATGTACCTGCTGTACTTCAAACTCTCGAACGCAATGGTCCCGTGCTGGCAGCTGTTCCGTACGCCTGAAGAGGCTGCGGCCTATGCACGGGAGAAGCTCTCGCTCTACCCGGAGGCAAGCTACCGGATATTGCGCAAGCTGTAGCGCGGCGCTAGCCGCCGACAGGGCGAAACGTGGACGCGCAAATGCGTTCACGTCAGGCAGTAAGGCTGCCTCTGATGATGCCCATCAGCAACCGTGAGGAACGGACAATGGATCGAAAGACAGTCGAACGGGCGAGCAATACGTACAGAAAGGCTTCGTCCGCCCTAACCGATTGGTGCATCGCCAACGGCTTCGGAAATGTCCGCTTCAATGATCTGGCTGCTGCGCTTGCGGACAACATGCAAGGCCTAGGACTCTACGGTGCGGATCGCACTGCGGCAATCGCGCTCGATCAGGCAGAGAGTGCGGCGGTTCAAGCCGGCAAGGCATGGCGCGACGATCGCGGCCATGTGCAACTCTACTCCACGAGTGATCTGCGCAAATTTGCGTCACGTAAGCGCAAATCAGCCTAGGGCGAAACGGCCAGGCGCGAATGCCTGGTCGTCTGCAGGTGAGACCTGCACTGACGAGCTCTTAACCGTGAGGAACTGAAATGAAGATCACACTCGACGGCAATCCACGCTACACCTCGCAAGAGGACGTTCAGAACCTGAAGTCGAACGCTCCGGACCACGAGGTGTGGTTCAGGGCAACCAGAGACGATCGGCCGGATGAGTTTTTCTATCTGCGCGTCTCGCCCCGAATTCCCAAGGACGAGGTGGAAAATATCATCTGGAAAATCACCAAGGACCCTAGGGACTGACACATGCGAGCCCCGCCAGGATGCCGCCCGGCGGGGCTCGACTATCACAGGGCGGCTCGACAATGGCCGTGAGGCCCCATGGAGCACACACCGTGACCCGTACAGCCTACCTCAAAGCCCTGCGGGAGCTCAACCTGCGCCCGTACGGCCAGGAAACCCAAGCCGCCCTTGGCCTGTCCTGCCGGCAACTCGCGCGCCTGTCCGCTGGTGACCAGGACGTGCCGGTGCCGATCGCCCTGCTCCTGGCCATGTACCTCGCGCACGGATTGCCCGAAGAATCAGCCTAGTGCCAGTTAGGGGGGAGGGCGCGGCTGCGGCAGGAACTGCAAATGAATTCAACGGAATTCAGGTTTCTAGCCCGGCTGTCAGACTGCTGCATTTCGCCTGGCATCATCAATCAATTTGCGGCTCTGACCTTCGCCCACCTTGCCTTGGCCGCAATCCTGGCTATGCTGGACCGATGTCGCGGTGACTGGCTCAAAAGCTGTCGGCTGCGCATCAATCTGGCAAATTCAGGACCTTTGGGAAACTTGTGTTTCCTACGCATTCCCGTGGCCAGCAATCCCTGGCTAGCATGATGCTTGAGAATCAGCCTGTGCCTGATTCGCGCCAGCACCTCATGGTCCACCGCCACCACCAGCTTCAGCCCCAGCGCGCCCAGCAGCGGCCCCAGGCTGGTGCGGCCAATGCCCTTCACGGGCACGGGGGCCAGTAGCTTCATGGTGTACCGCAGCGGCAACCCGGCCACGTCGTCAATGGTCTCCCCGGCCGTCCCGAGTTCGGCAATCCAGGTCCGAATGGCACGGACAAGCTGCGCGTAGTCGCGGACCTCGATAGGAAGCCCGCCCATGCGTTCATTTTCCAGGCTGGTCATTTCACCCACCTGATCCGTTTTCAGCACCAGCGGTCATTTCTGGGCGATTGGATTCAGTCCGCTGCCAGCAATGACAGTCGGCATTGCGCCGCTCCTCGCGATTGCAGCCACACCATGCGCGATCCTGTGCGATCTGCCAGCAGATCACATGATCAGCACGCATGAGCTTACGACACCCTTCATTAAGGGCAGTCGGGCTGTCGACGAGCAGGCACGGGTCGGCACTGATGTGACCAGGCGCGAGAAACGAACGCTTGGCCGGTATTAGCGTTGGCAGCACCGGCAGCAGTGCGAGCCCGGCGGCACAGCCGCCAAACAGTGATCGGCGGGTCATGGTCATCAACGTTTCTCCTGCTTCCATTCATTCAGCCATTCCACGGCAACCCAGATCGACTGCGTCTCCCGCTCGATGAGGCTCAGCCGCCTGTCCTCGCGCCGCGCACGCGCCAGCAGGTCCGGGTAGGCTGGCGATCGGCTGAACAGGTGCACCATGTTGCGCCCGGCGTTGCTCACACGGCCGGTACTGGCACTGTTGACGTGAACGTTCATGCCGTCCTCGCCAGCCTGTCTGCGTAATCAGGATCGAACCACTCTGGCTTTTCCTCCGGCACCGTGAAGTAATGACCGGCGTCCGGCCAGTCCAACATGCGCTGGAACGCCCATGGCCGCCGACCGAGATAGTCAAAATATCGCAACCACAATCCAAGCTCATCGCTTTGCATGGTGATCGTCGGGTGCATCCCCTTGCGTTCCGGTGACTTCCTTGCGCAGTACCCCTCCGCCCGAAAGGCATAGTTCTGGCGCGTGACCGGCCCCGTTGTTGCTGACAACGGCATCGTTCCGAACGCTCGTTCCTTTTGCTGCATTGCGCTGCCGCTCCCGTTCCAGAAATTCTGGTGGTGGTGTCTTAAAAGTCGGCTCGGTCGCGGCTAGCGGCCGCGGTGTTGGCACCTTCTGCCGAACACGATTGCGGAACGTAGAGTCCCAACCAAGCACGCCCATCTTGCATCCGCGCTGACCAGGTATGGCCACCCAGTAGTCGATGAATTCAGAGATCAGAGTCTCAAGCTGAGCGCCGACGACCCCATACGACCGGCACCACATCACCGCGTCCGCGGACGGCCGCCAGTCAGTAGAAATTCGAGTTCCTCGCGCGCGCGCCCGATGTACAGTATTAGGTAGTTCAGTACTGTTAAGTTCAGTACTTGCTTTCTTACTTACTTCACTTCCTTTACTGGAAGCTACTATCTTACTTACTACATTAGTGCATACAACATCGCTGTCCGCGGATGTCCGCGGAACATCATTTTTGCTGGCGACATCGTTTGCTTTCGCCAACTCTTTGATTTTACGCAACTCTTCTCGTTCTACACGTTTACGCTCACGATCCCGCATCCGCCTCGCGTCCACCTGTTCCGCGGATGTCCTGTGACTTCCGTGGACAATGAGGACACGCACGACACGTCCGATCAGATCGGCCGACAAGCCGGCGCGCACGAGGTCCTCGATCAGTGTGTCGTCGCTCATGCATCACGTTGCCTTCGTCAGCCGTGCCCAAGATCGAACCCGACCAGGCGTTGCCTGAGCATGTAGCGATTGCGCCCGGCCTTCTGCCGATCGCGCTGTGCCTGAAGAATTTGCTTCTTCCGCTCAGCCGACAGGGGCTGACCTTTTTTGATCTTGGTCCCCTTGATCGCCGTCAGTCTGTAGCTGTGCGGCTTGACTTCCGGCCTCGTCTTCTTGTTGTCGAACATGATAAGGGCGCGGCGGGCAACCTTCGGCGTTTCCGCCTTCCACCGATAGCCCTGGTAGTTGAACTTGATGTGGCCGGCATCAACCCGCACCTTGTGGTGCTGACCTCTTGCTGCGGCTCCTGGATCAATCTTGTCCAGTGCCCGCGCGATCGCCACCTTTTCCATGCACAAGGATGCGGTGCATGGCATTCCATCATTGATGTCTCTCTGAAAAACATCAATGGAGATGTCCATTTTTTCCGCCATGGTCTTTCGCGTCTTCACCATTTGAAGTACCCCTTTAGTTTCGCGATGAACTGTTCCTGTTGCTCGGCGTCCATTTCCTTGACAAGCCGAAACGCGTGATCGACGAGGTCCTCTACGTAGACATCGTAGGTTTCGCATTGTTCGTCTGATTGGGAATTTGTTCTCCCGCTTACTAAGCGGGACTTATGTTGCCTTTGGTGCTCCGAGTTTCTGGCTCTGGCTTCTTCTGCCGCAGCTTCCGGGTCTTCGGCTCTGGCGAGAGCCATGACCTTCTCGGCATCCTTGCGACTGCGCACGAACTTGCTTTCGTACCAGGGCCACCACTCAACGCCATTGCCAGCCTCGCCGGCCTCTACTCGCTCGCGGAGAATGATCAGCATCTGTCCAGCAGCCAGGCGCGCGTTGAATGCCTTCCCATCGGAGGCCAGCGCTTCCGCAAACTTGCCGTGGATTTCTCGTATCGCCTCATCAATGGTCTGATGACTGCGCAGCGCCACGATCTTTTCGTGCTTGCTCACCCCCGCACCTCTTCCAGCTCTCTCAGCACATAGCCCGCCCGCACCATCGCCTGACAGAACTTCAGGTCCTGCGCGACATGTGCCGGCAATGACTCGTCCTCATCCTCGTTCAGCGCGACACGGTCGCCGAACTGCACCTTGGGCTTGGCCTTGTAGTTGGCCATGCGCTTGGCTTCCTCGTCGATCTTGCGAAGGTCGTATTGCTTGATCGTCTCGTTGATGCGCCTGCTCATGTGCCAGTTCCTGAATATCTGGTTCCATTTCATGGGAGTTCAGCAGCTCATCCGAGTTCCCAATATTTGCAGGCTGGTGAGCGCGCGAGGATGTCCGTAGTGCGGCTATGTGTCCACCGCGCCTCGTTGAGGCCGCACTTCGCCCATCGGCTGCTTCTGACGCAGTGCCGGCACGATCCGCACGTCTGGTCTGCCGGCCCTGTGCCAGGGTGGTAGTAGTAGCCGCGCGGCTGGACGTAATGTTTGCCGCGCACAGTCGCGGTGTGGACATCGCCGCCGATCGTCAGGAACGTGAGCTGCTGACTCATCAGAACGTCTCCACATCCCAGCCGCCACCAAGCTTCTTGGCGCGTGCCGTGACTGCAATGAACCGGAATGGATAGAGCGACGCGGCGACTTTGATCTTCACGCGCGCATCGTCTTCCCAGACGCCCTTGACCTCGTGCACTTCAAGAACACCGTCCGAGTGCAGGACCAGGAAGTCCGGCGAATAGAACGTACTGTCTGCGAGCCGCAACTTGACGGCCTCGAATTTGTACCAGGCGATCTTGTCGGTGAGCTGCAACAGCCGCAGATGCTCCGAGTAGGCGTACTCGGTCTTGTTCATCTCGCCAGTCTTCAGACGACCAAGCGCGTATCGTCCAGCGCCGTTGTTCGGGAGCGCGAACGGGCGGTGCGCCACGTCCGCGAGATATTCCGATCGTGACAATGTCTGCTGCGCGCGTGGCATCGAAGTCTCTCGACATGAGGAACAACACGCACGCACGTCTTACAAACAAACCCGAGGCGGCAACCGACTCAGCCGGGAAGAACGGGAGCCTCGTCAGTCACCACCTCGGGCAGTCCCCCGACATGGGGACCAGCGACGCGAGAGGCCGGCATCACTGCAGGCCCACGCTCACCACGGCGGATGAGACGCTTAGAATGCGCGCCGCTGAATTGGTATCCGGCAAGGCATTGACATCGCTGCGGAACCGGGAAACGATTCGCGCGTCTATCAATACCCCGCGACTGGTACTGCGTTGTGGTTGTACGCGTGATGGTTGTAAGGCAACATGTTGCTGATGGGTGGGCCAACCCGGGGTGCCCAGTATGGGTATTGTGTTGGATTTTCAGCGCCATCCTCATAGGCATGGCGCTCCCAAGAATTCCACCAGGTCCGGCCGGAGTTGTTCGACGGAAATTCCGGTCTTCTTCGCGATGTTGCGGCAAGCCTGCTGGTCGGGCTTGCGCTCGCCACTTTCCCAGCGCGAGACCGCTGCCTTGGACACACCCAAGAGTTCGGCCAGCCGGTCCTGTGTCAGCGATTCCCGGACCCGGTACTCTCGCAATGGATGCGGTTTGGCATTGATTGTCATGCGCGATTGTTACCAAACCGGCAACAGTTCGTCAAGTGATCTATTACCGGATTGGCAAACGACGGAAGTTGCGGACGTGACTAATGTTGCCACTATGGCAACTCAGAAGCTCCCGCGATTATTCATCACAGAATGGATGGATCATTTCCACCTCTCGGATGAGAAGCTCGCCGACAAACTGTCGTGCGCTCGCGAAACGATTTGGCGCTGGCGAAATGAACAGCATCGGCTCAACCCCGACAAGATTGCCTCGCTGGCTGCTGCAATGAGCATTCGCCCTGAAGACCTATGGCGCCCGCCAACTCAACCAAGCGTAGACGCCCTGCTGCGCGGAGCCTCGCTTGAAACGCTTCAGCAGGCCCGCGACGTGATTGAGGCGATGGTCAAGAACCGCCGCGATAGCAGCAAATCTGGTTGAATACTTGGTGGTAAAACAGTCCTAGGTTGGATTTTGTTGCCAAGTTGGCAATATTTCTATTGACCCGCTGTTGCCGATTTGGTAACACTGCCCTCGCAAGCTGAGTTGGAACCCATTCCGGTTCTTACCCAGGAGGACACCATGGCAACAGGGGAGGGAAAGCCTCCCCACCATGGCACCAGCGAGGGCACATGACCGACCAGACCAAGTTTCCCGACAAGATTTACTGCAATGCCAGCCACGACGCAGACGGCGTCGATGTCGATGTCTACGCCTATCTGACTCTGGAAAAAGCGGCCGAGGGTGAGGCCCCTGTTCGGGTCGGCATCTATCAGCTCGTTGAGGTTCTCGAAACCAGGGTGACGGTCGAAACGGTCAAGGTCGAGAACTGACCATGACCGCCGTCGTCCTCACCTTCCCGCTCAAGCCCGAGGCGCCCGGCTTTGTCGAGCGCCTCGTGCGGGCCATCGACGCGCAGCTGCCGCAAATGAGGGATGACGCCACGCGCCTGCGGGTGCTGGAGGCATCCGAACATCGGTGGACGCTGCGGTACCTCGCCTTCCAGCGCAATGTCGCCGAGGGCCGGTACGACGAGACGAACGGCCCGACCGCGTTCGACTACGCGATCGCCATCTCCGAGATCAGCCAGCGCCGGACCCGGCTTGAGATGAAGCTACGGGGGGCACGGTCATGAAGCGATCAGACCCGAAATTCATCGCATATGCACTCATCGATAATGCTGGACGACTTGCAATGTTCGGTGGAGAGGTGCCGATTTTTTGGCTTCGCAAAGTAGCCAACGAAGAAGCGCAACGGCGAAATGAAAATGGCTTCAATATTCATGTCGAACAAATCGTAATTCATCGCGCCACCATCGCCAAAGCGGAGGGCCGCCCATGACTCCCCTGTACTGGTTCATGTTCGGCCTGTTTACCGGCTGGGTCCCGGCCATGCTCGTGATTGCGCTGCTGCTGATGCGCGCCGCGGAGGGACAGGGCCATGAGTGATTGGCGCCGGTTCGACAACCAGTTTCGCGAGACGGAATACGAACGTCAGGAGCGTTGGCGGGCGACCAGGGCCAAACGGAAAGCCGAAGGTAAGTGCTGGCAGTGCGCCAAGCCGATCGCGGATTGCAAATGTCCGAACATCAAGCACGAGTACCGCACATGACTGACATCATGCACGCGCTGACCCAATTGCCATTCGTTGCCGGGTTCATCGCCGGGGCAGTCATTTGGTTCTTCATCGGCCTCGCGATCGGGTGGAGCAGAGGCAACGCAAGTGGCTGGCACGATGGCTGGCATGACGCAAGGGGAGAGTAGCTATGGGAAGCAAGAACGATCCAGGTCAGTTTGATTGCTACGCAAATGCGCTGCCTGATGAGCCCATGTTCGTTCTGTTGGCACGTGACCCTCTCGGGCCAGAGATTGTCGAGCAGTGGGCAATCCGTCGCGTAAACCTAATTGCGGATGGCCTAAAGCCTCACAGCGATTGGGCAATGGTGGATGAAGCACGAGAATGCGCCGAGATGATGCGGGCCTGGCGAATGATGAACGACGGCAAGTGGCGCAAAGGAGAGTGACATGAGTTTAGTTAGTTGGCCGCGCCGCCAGCGCACTCCTGGAGATGAAGGTCGGGTTGTTTACCCC